ACGGTGGAGCTATGAAAGGTGTTAAGGGTAAAGCTAATGGCGGAGCTATGAAGGGAGTTAAAGGCAGAGCTAATGGCGGAGCTATGAAAAGAACAAAAGGTATGGCAAATGGTGGAGGAATGAAAAAAACTAAATATTCCTCTAAAGGTGGTAAAATATAAAAAGGGGAAACCTTGTCATATTTAATATCGAACGTACCACAGTTTAAATGCTGGGTAAGAAAAGAATTTACAGCAAATCATCAACAATATCATGGTGAATATCTACATGCTTTAGCTTTTGCTGTAAATACAATACCAGACCGATCTTTATCATTTCAAGTAGTATTTACTGGCTGTGAAACTGATTTTGACGGTTATCCTGATGAAAATGTGCATGGTGGTGCTATGTGGGCACGTATGCCAATACAAGCTCTGATAGCAGATATACCTTTACCTGACTGGCCAAAACCTATGAAAGATCATTTATCTCAACCTTGGGATTGTTTAAGTCACAATCATTCAGTAGTAATTTTAGATAGAGTTAGTTCTTCACCTTGGGTTTGTAAAATAGATGGTGAATTTTATACTGGAACATATATGTTTACGGTTGATTATACTGATAATAGTATCGCAGATGATCCTGCACAACATAAACAAAGTCATGTGATATACTTGACTGATGCTGGTGAATATACTGGTAATTTTGTAGCTTTGCCTAATAATAGAGTAAGAGCAACAAATCCAGCTTTATGGCGTACTGGTGAAGGTGCACCTGATTTTTCACCTAGCCAGTGGATTCACTCAGCAGAAAAACACGATAGTTATATGGATGCAAGCATAACTTTCGATAATTTATATAACCAGGAGGATAATAAATAATGGCACTATCAGGTAGTACAAATTTTGAGCCAAATGTAGCAGAGTTTGTTGAAGAGGCTTTTGAGAGATGTGGTTTAGAACTACGCACTGGTTATGATTTAAAAACCGCACGTAGATCTATAAATCTTATGCTTGCTGAATGGGCAAACAGAGGATTAAACCAGTGGACTATAGAGCAAGCCACACAAACAGTAACAGAGGGCACAACTGATTATTCTTTAAATGCAAATATAATAGATATTCTAGACGTTGTTCTACGTAGAACAATTAATCAAACACAAACAGATATTAGTATGAATAGAGTTAGTAGGTCTGAATATATAAATATTCCAAATAAAACTACTAAAGCTAGGCCTTCACAATTTTTCTTTGATAAATTATCAACACCAACATTAAAAATATGGCCTGCACCAGAAAATTCTACAGACATACTTGTATTTAATAAAATAGTAAGAATGGATGATGCAGATAAAGCAACAAATACTATGGATATGCCGTTTAGGTTTTTTCCTTGCTTTGCAGCAGGATTGGCCTACTACATATCATTAAAAAGAGCACCAGAGAGAACTGCACAACTCAAAGCAATATACGAAGAAGAATTTAGAAGAGCTGCTGATCAAGATGAAGATAGAGCATCTTTTAACATAAGACCCAGTATTAGGATGATGTGATGGCTTATGCTACTGGTAAATTTGCTAAAGGTTTATGCGATAGATGCGGTTTTGAATACAAATTACTAGAATTAAAAGAAGAATGGAACGGTTTAAAAGTTTGTCCCAACTGTTATGAGCCAAAACATCCACAACTAGAACCATTAAGAGCTAAATCTGATCCAGAGGCACTATACAAACCAAGACCAAATAATGACGTTGATGCTGGAGAAGGATTTGTTGTTGTTACTTATACAGATATAGAAAAAGGTAATTCTATGGATTCAAATACTATCGGATCTAATTTTGCATTAGATGGTATGACGGGTTCGGTTGGTAATTTGTTTGGTTTTGATCAATCATCATCTTCACCCTCACCTTCTCCATCTGTAACTACTTATACAGTAACAGTTGAAAGTTATTTAGGAGCAAATTATTTTTATATAAATGGCTCTAGAGCTCCAACTTTAACTTTAACTGAGGGACAAACTTATAAATTTGATCAATCAGATAGCAGTAATGACGGTCATCCACTAAGATTGTCAACAACATCTAATGGGACGCATGGTGGCGGATCAGAATATACAACAGGCGTAACAACTAATGGAACTCCAGGGTCTTCTGGTGCATACACTCAAATAGAAGTTGCATCAGGTGCCCCAACACTTTATTATTATTGTACTAATCATTCTGGCATGGGAGGACAAATAAACACATAACATGACATTATCTGAATTAAAAACATTAATACAAAATTACACTGAAAATACAGAAACTACTTTTGTAAATTCTTTAGATGACTTTATAAAAAATGCAGAAGAAAGAATATTTGAATTAATACAGTTTGATTATTTTAGAAAAAATGTTACTGGTAATTTTACATCTGAAAATACTTATCTTACAACTCCATCAGACTATCAAATGTCGTTTTCATTAGCAGTTATTGATAGTAACGGTGATTATCATTACTTAGATAAAAAACATCCATCATTTATGCGTGAATATTTAGCAGATCCAACAGACGCGTCTGAAAGAGGTAGGCCACTTTACTATGCAGATTTTGACAAAGAGCTTTCTACAGCAACTAACAACGGCTCTACTATTATAGTAAGCCCAGTTCCAGATCAAAATTATGATGTAGAGTTGCATTACCTTTACAAACCTAATTCTTTAGTTTCAGACACAACTGGCACTTGGCTTTCACAAAACGCTAGAAATGCGTTATTATACGGAAGTCTCGTTGAGGCATACATATTTATGAAAGGTGAAAACGATTTGACACAGCAATACGAGCAACGCTTTGCAAATGAAATATCTAGGTTGAAAAACCTTGCTGAAGCTCGCGGAAGGAGAGATGAATACCGTTACGATTCTTTGAGGACAACGGTATCTTAAAATAAATGAAACAAATAGAAAGTCTTAAGGGCAAATCAGTTGCCATAGTCGGTATGGGTAAAAGCTGGTTTGATTACAATCTAGCTAAATCACACGGGGTACATTTTGACGAAGTATGGGCTATAAATGGCGTAGCATCAGTTATATACCACGATAGAGTATTTATGATGGATCCTGCATCAAGATTTTTAGATACAGACGATGCTGGCGGACAAACAAAAAGTATGGCTGACATGTTACAAGAACATCAAGGTCCTATATATACATGTGAATTAGATGATCGTTGTCCTGGTCTTGTAGAGTACCCTTTAGAAGAAGTTGTGCAATTTTCTAATTGCCACTATCTAAACAACACGGTTGCATACGCAGTAGCTTTTGCTTATTGGAGCGAAGTTGCTAATATTAAAATGTTTGGCATAGATTTTAGTTACAAAGGTAATTTACACTTTGCAGAGGCAGGAAGAGGTTGTGTAGAGTTTTGGTTAAGTAAATGTATCTCGGCAGGTATGCAAGTAGAAGTAGCACATAGTTCAGGTTTACTAGATACAGATGTACCAGCAGAACAAAAACTATATGGTTATCATAGGCTACAAAACCCATATATTATTTTGGTTGGCGAAGATGGTATTAAATT